TAACTTCAAACAAGTAAACTCACCTTGGGGTGCAGTTTGTAATTCCACAACAAATTATAGATTTGGGATGATGGGAGACGCTTCTCACGCTTATTCTTTCAATGACCACGGTACTAATATTGGACACGCAAACCTTACTACTGAAACTTACAGTTCTTGGAGTGCTTGGAATAAAAGTGTTTACCAAGTTGACCAATACCCACATTGTTTTTACTATACTGCTTCACGGAATGGTGCAATTTCTTGGCATTGTTATCACAATATAACTTCTTCATTTGAGTATCAAGTTGGTTGGACTAAAATTAATATGGTTCTTCCTGAAGGATGTAGACCTAGACGAATATTTACTAACAGACGACATTCTATAAGAGAAATATCTGGATTGCAAGGCACTGCTAATTTTGACCATTACGATTACAGTTCACACTTAATTGATCCATCACCTCTTAATTACGCAACTGGTACTGGATACAACGAAAAAACTAAAACGTTGGTAATGATTCACTCTGGTGACGAGGGCGGAAATACTTCCAAATCTATTCACATATTTAAGTCTTCTAAAGATTTAAATTCAGTTAACAGAATTAATGAATACTTTGATAATTTACAATCTACAGAATATTTTAGGGACACTTGGACTAATCAAAATGTTAAGGATTGGTGTGTTGTTGTTGGTAATAATGATTGGGTTGGTTTTGGCTTAAAACAAAGTAACAGCAAAAGATATTGTGCATTTGATTGCAGTGTTAAAGGAGCAGGAATTGCTATAACTGGACCTGATAGACGATACCTTGATTGGAAAGATTATGCAGGATCAACAACTACATCTTATGGTGCTAGTAACGGACACCAATACTATACTAAATTCCAAACAACTTGGGATGGAAAGTGGGGAATGATTTATTCTCCTTACTACTACTATGGTTGTGGTATCAATGCATTTTGTATGAGTCTTGAAAACCCTAGAAAATTTATTAACGTAGGTCAAACACATACAGATTACCCTAATCCTTATATAGCTTGGGGACGTACTGGATTTCACGGTGGTTGCAGTCATAATACAGATAGTACAACTTGGCGAACATTTGCTTTTTCATTTGATCCAACGGATTCTGACCATACTGTGGACACTAAAGTTTATATGGGTGGTTCTTCTGGAGACGGAATTAATCCAGATAATAATTCCCACGTAGGTGGAACATACGCCAATAGAGATGGTCATTGTGGTTTAAGTGAATGCTATACAAATTTAACTGGTGGTTATTATTCAACTTGCTACCCAGGAATGTTTGGGATTAATTGGTGGGGCGCATACGGCGCTGGTGCTGATTCAAGTTATGGAGGTTCAGGAATAAATTCCTAGAAAGAAAATTATGATACATTATTTCAATTCACAAACCGGTCTACCTGTAACGCCAAACGTTGACGCAGGTGAAGCGCTTGTTAAACAAGGTTTGGCAATTAAAAAAGAAGATGTTCCAGCAGATGTTGAAACTTGGAGATTAAAAGTAGATGTTGATACTGGAGCACTTTCTGTATTTGCTGAAGGCAAGCAAGAAGCTGACGCTTTGTTGGATAAAGCAGCAGCGGACATAGCGCAAGCAGAAGCAGATGAAGTGAAAAACCAAGCGGATATGAAAGCTCAAGCGGATGCACAAAAAGCTGCTGGTACTCCGTAAGTATTAAATATACTTTCCATTATATAATGATATGTATGACATTAAAGAATTAACAAAAGACATCTATCAAATCGCTGAAGAACAAGAGTTTATCAAAACTCTTATGTCTACCAAAATCAACCCTAACCTTTACGCAATATATCTTTACAATCAGTTACTTTGTTATGCTGAAGTAGAGAAATATGGATTAGAAAATTCGTTGTTTAGAACAACAACTGGATTACCTAGAGCTGAGCATATACATTATGATTTTAAAGCTTTATGGACAAATGATTCAGATCCTACTCCTACACCAAGTACAATAAATTATGTTAAACATATTCAAACTATAAAAGAAGAACCCGAAAAATTGTATGCACATATATATGTAAGACATTTAAGAGATATAAATGAAGGTCAATTGATGATGAAAAATACACCAGGACCTAATCGTTATTATAAATTTAGACACCGTGAGATAAAAGATTATAAAAGGATAGTAAATGAAATAATAAATAGTTATTTGAATGTCTATCAACTTAATATTCTTAATGAAGCGAAGTTTGCTTTTGCAACTATTACACAATTATATAAAGAAATGGATGTTATTTCTGGACATAAAGAAATGGATAAAATAGAAAAGGAATTAAAAAAAGATGATATGGGATCACTTAATAGCGTGTAAAGACGAAATACTATCTGTACTGGATAAACATTGTGAAGAATACAATGAAAATGGTATGGAAAAATTTAATAAAGGATCTTGGACTAATCGTACTTGGAAAAATAAAAACGTTAGACGAGTACACTTTGAGATAGTGGACGCTAGAGATACAAGAGGTCAGTATATGTTACACTTATCTTTATTTCCAAATTTAACAAATAGTGGTCCAATTTATGGATGGGTTGCTATTGCAGGTAAGAATAAAGTTAGATACTTTCACGATTATTCTCCATTACTTGTAAAAGAACATTCGTTAACAAAATATTTTGTAGAAGAATCAATTTGGTTTAAACCATCAAAACCGAGAAAGAGAGCAGCTTGGGCATCTGAAATTTTTAGTGATGGTGTGATTTCAGGTGGAAATATTAAAGATGAAAAAGAATTAAATCAAATTTGTACACTTGTTACATCTAATTTAGAATCATACCTAGATAAAATATCTGATTTTGATGGTGATTCAAGTAAAGATGTTGTTATAAAAGGTCAAAATTTTTATTGTGAGAACTTTCAAAATCAACAACAAAATCCACATACCTCTGGTGTACTGCAATCACTTGGATTGCTTGAAGAAGACGTTACGACATTTTGTGCTAATAATCTCTTTCCGAAGATATAATTACTATTATAAATATACCTAAAAGGGACAAAAATGGCAGAACCAGCTTCAAGAGAAAATTTAAAACAATACGCTTTAAGAGCATTAGGCAAACCAGTCATAGAGATAAATGTAGATGATGACCAGTTAGAAGATAGAATGGATGAAGCATTACAATATTTTTCTCAATATCACTTTGACGGTGTTAAAAGAACCTATTTAAAATACGAATATACTCAAGCAGACCACGATAGAATTTTACAAGATACTCCTGAATCTATAACAAAGACGTATGGTGATTCAACTGTAGTTACTACAAATTGGAAAGAAGGTAATAGCTATATTGTTATGCCTGAAGCTGTTGTATCTGTAATTAATATGTTCCCTTTTTCAAATAAAGGTAATTTAAATATGTTTGATGTTAGATATCAATTAAGATTAAATGACCTATACGATTTTTCTTCAACGTCTGTTATTAACTATGATGTTGTATTAAGACATTTAGATTTCCTAGACCATATATTAGTTGGTGAAAAACCATTAAGATTTAACCAATTAGATAATAGACTTCATATTGATATGGATTGGGACAATGATTTACAAGTAGGTGAATATATGGTAATAGAATGTTATAGAAAAATGGATCCAAATGTTTATACAGATGTCTATAATGACATATTTTTAAAAAGATACGTAACTGCTTTATTCAAAAAACAATGGGGTTCTAATTTAAGTAAATTTGATGGAGTTGCAATGTTAGGTGGAGTTACATTAAATGGAAAAGAAATTTACTCACAAGCATTAACGGACATTGATACTTTAGAAATAAAATTAAGAAGTACTTACGAAGACAACATACCGTTTATGATAGGATAATGCTATGCCAGTTAATCATTACTTTCAAGGTGGAATGGGAATTGGCAACGCTGCCGAAAAAAGACTACACGAAGATATAGTTGTTGAAAGTCTTAAAATGTTCGGCAATGATGTCTATTATTTGCCACGAACAATAGTCAATAAAGATATAATTTTAGGAGAAGACGTAACTAGCAAGTTTGATGATACTTACTTGATAGAAATGTACTTTGAAACTAACCAAGGGTTTGCTGGTGAACAAGAAATTATTAGTAAATTTGGATTAGAAATTAGAGATGACACAACTTTAGTTGTTGCAAAACGAAGTTGGGATAATTTAGTTGGTAATAAAAGTGGTGGTTTAATTAGACCTCTTTTTACAGGTAGACCAAATGAAGGTGATATTATATTTGTGCCTTTGATGAAATCTTTTTTTGAAATTTTATTTGTAGAAGACCAAGAACCATTTTTCCAATTAGGCAATCTGCCAGTTTATAAACTTAAAGTCACTCGTTGGGAATATGCAAGTGAAAAACTTGATACTGGTTTACAAACTATTGACCAACACGAAGATACACATACACTAGACCAGTTGCAATATAAAATGACATTGGAATATGGAGTAGAAGTTATATATGGAGCAGGTTCGGTACAGTTAGAAGACTACCACGATTATTCTACAGGACAACCAGGATTTTTATTAAATGAAGATTACGTAGTATCTAATATACAAACACAATCACCTTATGCAGATAATTTAGATTTAAATACAGAAGCGGGTTATGATACTCTTACTGTTTCAGATGATATATTAGATTTTA